TCATATTATCCTCCTTACTTAATTTCAAAATGTTCAATCAAAGCATAAGCAAAATCTTTTGCAGGATTCTTGCTTACAATATTATCCATGTCATTTTCAGTCTGCTTTTTTATTGCTACACGGGCACACTCCTGAACAATCAACTCGGCGAACCTGTCCCGAAAGCAGTCCGGAATATACATGTGTTGCGTGTCGGGGTTTTGAATACCATCAACATCTGATATTGCCTGTTCTAATAGTTCTTTAATTCGTTCATTCATAACAGTAATCCTATAATAAGCATAATAATTCCTATTACCATTAGCGTGTTGCCAATAATTCTATGCATTATTCAACTCCGAGTAGCTTATCTGGCACTGCATCGTCATCAATCATCGTGGCAATGTGCCAGGCTTCTTTCTCAGTTTTGGCTTCTATGATAATGAAGTAGTTGTCACCATAAGCATCGCTCATTTCAAATTTGAATTTCATTCTTCAACTCCGAAATGTTTTTTAATTTCCATAGCATCAACCATTCTTACCTGATCGCAACATTCCCGCACAATCAACTCGGCGAACTTTTCAAACGTCGGATTGTGACCAGCGGCATGCCAATTGGTATGATCCCAGTTATTCTCAGGATAGAATCCAGCCTGTTTAGCAAGTTCTCGAATTCTTTGTTCGTTCATTACTTAACTCCAAATGTGTTCATTGCTGGACGCAATGTGTTAATCAATTCAGTCTCGCGGCTATGTGCAGGACGCTTACCACGCACAATTTCAATCACACCGAATACAAAACGCTCGGCACCACGTTCACGCAATGCACAAGACAAACCCCAATTCTTCTGCTCAGTCAAGGCCCGTTGCATATGCTTTTGCATACGACGGGTCAATGTCTTACGCACATTTCCTGCAAAACACATAGCAGTCAAACCAATGTAGGATTCAAATGTTACTGTATCTTGGATAAAGTATAACACTTGATTACGATCAGTTCTACGCTTACGGGTGATTTTCAAGTTCATAAGTGTATTATATACCCAAATCCATTTAATGTCAACCGTAAGTTTCCAGTAAGGATGTGACAAATTCCGGGTCGCTATCCCCGAGGTCTTTATCTGTTGTAAAAACGCAACAGTTTCCAAACTTGGACAGTTTGCGTCCTGCATCATCATTGTCACAAACTGCGACAACCCGACGATTCAGACAGGTTAACCAGTTGCGTAGGTCGCTGTTCGGGTTGTTAGATAGCACGGCCAACGCACTAAATCCACGCTCAGTGAGTCGGGCCGCATCAAACACCCCCTCACACACAAACACAACTGAGGGGCTTAAACAGAGACTTTCTACTCCCCAAACAGTCTGTGTAGGCTGATTTCGGTATGTGAAATACTTGCCCAGCTTGGGATTATTCTGTGGTTTTTTCTCCCCTGAGGGACGATATTGCTGATATCCCACCAGCTGTCCGCTAAGATTCCACAGATAGAATGTAGCAACACCTTCAACTTCATCAAGCACTGGCTTGTGAAGTTCTAAATCTAAATGACGAGATTTTAAGTGTTCTTTCAGCATACCCATAGTATACACCCAAAACCATTTATTGTCAATCAGTATTTTCTGGGATTTCTTTAGGGATTTCTGTCAGATACTCATAGTTTGTAGTATCTATATTTTCTCTGAAAACGATAGCACCGTTCTTTAAGTGAAACCTGCGGGCTAAGTTAGTCTTGGGGCTTAATGTCACAAATCTAGTAACGCTAGGATATTGTGCTTTAATTCCCTTCACAGCTTGTATAAGCAATTCTGCACCTTTGCCGCTTTTGTAACTCCAAATGGTATAAAAAATGGCCGTTGTGGGCACTTGAGCAGTTTTCTTCAAATCTTCTAGACCTTCAGGAACAAAGTCATGGAAGCTAACACATACCATTGCTTCTGGATTATGTTCTTCATCAGTTAGTGCAGCAACAACTCTGCCGTCGCTAACTCTAAAATCAGTAGATATTTCAGGACGAACAGGATCGTCTTTGATGAAACTTAATAATGTGTGTGAAAGGTCTGTGATAAATTGAAACATGATACTGCTATTTATATGTATATTATAAAAACACAAATTTTATCCAAAAAAATAGAACCCGAAGGTCCTATTTTAATTTACATATGATTATGCATATATGATTTCAACAAACCCTTCTGCTAGAGTAGGCATTTCAAATCCGTCAATCATGCTACGCACAACATAGTCGGGAATGTTCTTACCAGGACGACTTGCCAAACGCCGAGACAATTCGTCAGGCCCAGGAGTCTTAAACACCACGGCGATATGTTCATAGTTGGGCAACATGCGAAACTTTTTAGCACGACTTTTAACTGTAGTACTTGTTTGGTCCCAAATTAGGGTATGATCATGTTCACGTGCTCTTACAACTTGTTGAATCATTAGATCAATTGCTTCAGGCATGTAATCCGTAAACACTTCGGAATAAGTCTTGCCTTGGAATCTAGCATAATCTTCTACAAACGCATCTGTAGAAACTACTGTTAGTCCTAATGCCCAGTCTTGGTCCTTAATCCAAGTGCTTTTACCTGAGCCTGGTACTCCAATTAATTGATAACACTTTGCCATATTAAGTTTTTCTTTCCCACTCTAATTTCACATTACGCCAGTCATTTGGCTCACTCTTTTCATTAGCATCATAGGTCCATCCAAGAACCTTCATCATCTTGTGCTTGACCATTAAGTTAGGCTGACGTACTGCATGAGTATCCTCAAAGCCCATCATAACGCCAACTTCGGTCACTGCTCCACTACGACAAATTCCAGCAGTGCAATGTACAATAACATTCATGTCATTGTCCTTTGCATGTTGTAGCAAACGAACAAGTTCAATTGCCTGTGCATCACTAACTTTCCAATCTTCTTCCATTGAATAGTCATTAGCTTCAATGTCAAGGAACTCAAAATTGTGTCGCTCTTTGAAGTTGTGCTTGGCTTCAGGCTTCCAACCTGCCGGATCAGTAATGCTAATCAACATACTATTCTGTCCCGGATCCTTATACCACATGCCACTACTGATGTCAGTTGCAGCGCAATTCTGAATAAACATTATATCACCTTTTCTTTAATTTGTCAATCTCGTTTGCTGCTTCTTCTAGTAAGTCAGCAATACGATCTGGTTTACCTTCTGCAACACTTTTGCGATCATGAATCTGTCTGCGAATTTCTGCACGTTTACGCAACCGAAATACTAAACTTTGTTCTGAGACTGGCAAGTGACTTTCATCTTTAGCCATGTGTTCTTCAAAGCGGTCATGTTCTTCGTGCAATTCAACATGCTTTAACTTTAGTTTGATTGGTCCACAAACATGGGCAGTGTCGCCTGTACCCTTGTCATCATATCCACATTTATCGCATTTCATTCTTCAACCCCATTCTTTTGTCGGGCTATTCTTAGCCACGAGCTTTTTTTAAGATTTCGGTTATCAATTGGAGCCTGTATTATATTGATTGCAAGCCTTCCTGCTTTCATGCGTTGACTACCATCCCAGGCTTCAAGCCAAACGCACCGCATATCGGGTTTAACTTCACAACCACCATCAGCACGGACACCGCCACAAGGACCGTTACGCAGAGATTTTGGACAGTTCATAGGACAACTCATTCCTGAACTACTCAACATACATTGTCCGCACATTTGACAATCAAACAAGAAACCTTTGACTAGTTTTTCTACAGCAGCTACAGGCCGTTCTAACCTATCATAACCAATGAAATTCCATACAGGATGTAGAGCAACCACAATGCGTTCAAAAAGGTTGTAGAAAATCTCTAAGCCCCGAGCATGACGTACACTCCATTGGCGAACTGACATCATTCTTTAACTCCGAATGCTTTCTTTACGGCCTCAATGGTAAACAATTTACTAGATGTAATACCAGATAATAGTGCTTCCTCATCATCTGACAAAATTGGAATAGCACGTTCTTCAACTCCGAAATGTCGTTTAATGTCATCTCCGCAATCTTTATACCCGTATCCAAAATCAGTATCAACCCCGCCAGCAGCATTGCTATGGTCATAACAAACTTCAGCACATTCCTGCACAATCAACTCGGCGAATTTTGTTGCGTGGTCCACGCCCATCCATTTACCGCTGACATCTGTACCAGCTTGTTTCATTAGTTCTTGAATTCTTTCTTTCATGCTAACTCCAATTCATTGATCTTCTCAAATGCCGTCACTGCTGGCAACAATAGTACGGCTGCTGGGTTTTCGCTGAGTATTGCCCATACCTTCAACTGATCACTGCTCATATCAAGGTACTGGGCACAGTCATCGTAGGCAATCAGTGCTAAGATGGCAGCCCCTGCCGCACCCCAAATCGCTTCCCCTGCCGCAGCCCAAGCCGCATCCAGAGCCGCAAACCGAGCCGCAAACCGAGCCGCATTACTAGCCGCAGCCCAAGCCGCAGCCCAAGCCGTAGTCCAAGCCGTAGTCCATTGTTCAGGATGTGTCTTTATTGATGCCAACACACGATCAATATGCCCTGCATTTGGCAAATGACTCCACTCAGTTTTCATGCCATCTCCAAATAGTTACGAACCCATGTTAAACGTTCTTGCTCGTTCATTGCAGTGTACTCAACAATGTTAGCACGGATAGCGTCAACCAGCGGATAATATTCTTCATCCAAGTTCTTCTTGATATCAGCTTCCATGTTTACTAACTTATCGGTACGTGGATTGCGGGCAACCCACTTTGAAGTCAAGTAGTATGGACTCTTGATCTTTGCAGAAACCCCGTCTACAGTGTAGAAAACAAAACCTTCATGACGAACCTGCTTTGACTTTGCTACCAACTCACTCAAAGGCAAAACATAGGATTCTACATAGTTGCACTTCAAACATGACATTGCATAGTTTTGAGCCCAGTTGGACTTGCTTACACCGTACATATCTATCTTTGAGTCCCATGAGTTTTCACGGTAACCTAGAAAGTACATGCCTGCATCTTCTGGAACAATGTGTGGGTCGTTTGGATGAACACATTCAAACATCAAGGTCATACCTTTAGCTGTATGAATTTCCATTTGCCAATCAGCCCAGCACTGATGCTTCAACATCATTTCCTTGGCGTAGTCTACATAGTCGTTTTGAGTTGAACCAGTAGTACTCACTAGGATATCGTTGTTATACCATGTCATAGCCACCATGAAACCGTTTACTTTACGATAAGCAGTAACTAAAGTATTGTCTGCTAACACAGGTGCCTTGGCTTCAACACCGTAGTTGTAGATTTTTGTGAATGGACGAGACACCACATTGAAGTCAGCATCAACGATGGTACCGCGACATTCTTCTAAGAAGTCATTCCACAAGTTATCGTAGAATACACTCTTGCGATACTTTAATACATAGATACCATCACCAGCAGGCTTCATACTAACCAACTTTGGGTTAGCTAATACAAATTCCTTCAAATCAGTTTGGTTCATGCTATTTCTCTACTTGTTTAAGTGTGTATTATATCACTGTTTGGATTAAATGTCAACTCCGAAATGTTTTTCAATCAGATCCATGTCATCATTGTGCTGACATTGTAACGCACATTCCCTGACAATCAACTCGGCGAACTTTTCGTGAGCAG